CAAACAAAAGGGTTCTGCCCAAAAATCATCCCTCTCAGCTTACCAGTACACCGATGGCGACAATAAAATGCGTATCGTAGGCGACATTCTTGCTCGCTATGTATATTGGATTAAAGGTGAGAATGACAAAAATATTCCTATGGAATGCCTCTCTTTTGATCGAGATGCTGAACGTTTTAACAACCTGGAAAAAGACTGGGTTCGCGAGTATTACCCTGACCTTAAGTGTGGTTGGAGCTATGCTACGCAATGTATTGACAACGGAGAAGTAAAAGTAGTAAACCTGAAGAAAAAGCTGTGGGAGCAAATTATCACCGCTGCGGAAGATTTAGGCGACCCAACTGACCATACTACTGGCTGGGACATTTGTTTCAAGCGAGTAAAGACTGGCCCCCTTCCTTATAACGTAGAGTATCAACTGCAAGCACTTAAGTGTAAGCCACGTGCTCTTAATGCAGACGAACTTGCTGCTATTAGCGAGTTGAAGTCTATGGACGACGTTATGACCCGACCCACACCTGATGCCCAGAAAGAGCTGCTTGATCGCACTCGCAATCACGGTGCAGAAACAGATGACGAAGCTTTGGAACAAGAGTTTGCTGTAAAGTGATATTGTATACGGCAGACTGGCATATTAAACTGGGACAGAAAAATGTTCCAGTAAAGTGGGCTATAAACCGTTATCAAATGTTCTTTGACCAAGTTTATGAGTTAGAAAAGCAGTGCAGTATGCACATAATAGGAGGCGATCTTTTTGATCGTCTTCCTAATATGGAAGAGTTAGAGCTTTATTTTTCGTTTATTCGAAAAGTAGGGATTCCAACTGTTATCTATGACGGAAACCATGAAGCTACTAAAAAGAATAAAACATTCTTTTCTCAGTTAAAACAGGTATCTAGAGATATAAACCCTTTTATACACATAGTAGACATATCATATATTGATTATGATTTAGGGTTTGGTATACTGCCTTATGCAGACTTACATAAAAAAGGTGCAATAGATCATTTTGACAACAGTATGCCTTTGTTTACACACGTAAGGGGAGAGATTCCTCCACACGTTAAACCAGAAGTCGATTTATCTATTTTTGAGGATTTCCCTGTTGTATTTGCAGGTGATCTACATTCTCACAGTAATACGCAGGGTAATATTATATATCCAGGAAGCCCTATGACTACTTCGTTTCATAGAAACAAAGTAAAAACAGGGTATTTATTTATAAATGAGCTAAATTGGACATGGTTATGGGAAGAGTTTAACCTACCCCAGCTTATTCGCAAGACGGTTAATAGCGAAAAAGATATGGTAGCCACTACCTTTGATCATACTATTTATGAAGTAGAGGGTAATATACAAGACCTTGCTTCTGTAAAAAACTCCGAACTGCTTGATAAGAAAGTAGTAAAACGAAAGTCGGAAGCAATGCTAATTATAGATAAAGAAATGACAGTACAGGAAGAGCTAGTAGAGTACTTAACCTACATACTAGAGATAGACATTGATAAAGTACCAGATATACTAGGAGTTTTTAATGATTACATTACAAACGTTGAAATGGGATAACTGCTTTAGCTATGGTTCTGGTAATGAATTACAATTAGACGATAATACAGTTACGCAAATACTTGGTACTAACGGTATGGGGAAATCCTCTATACCGTTAATTATTGAAGAAGCATTGTACAACAAGAACTCTAAAGGCATAAAGAAAGCAGATATTCCAAACCGTTATATTAAAGATGGTTATAATATTTATTTATCATTTGTAAAAGACGGAGATACTTACGCAATTACTATCAACCGTAAAACAAGTATTAAAGTGAAACTAGAAAAAAACAGTAATGATATCTCTAGCCATACAGCTACGAATACATATAAAACATTACAGGAAGTTCTTGGAGTTGACTTTAAAACATTTTCTCAGTTAGTTTATCAAAATACCAATGCAAGTTTACAGTTTCTTACTGCAACCGACGCTAATAGAAAGAAGTTTTTGATAGACTTGTTACACTTAGAAAAATACGTTGAATTATTTGAAGTATTTAAAAACGCAACAAAAGAAGTAGCTTTAGTATCATCTACGATAACAGGGAAGTTAGAGACAGTTGAGAGATGGTTAGAAACAAATAAATTGACCGAGGCCAACATACTACCTCTATTGGATTCAGATATTAACACATCAGAAGATGAGAAGGCATTGCGTTCTTTAATGATAGAACTTCAAAATATCTCGGAAATCAATAAAAAAATTACAACAAATAACCAATATAAGTTGTTACTGCAAAGTATAGATATTAGTGCTATTCAGGCTTGTTCTATTACTAGTATGCAGTCATACGATGAGTTACAAGAAGAGTTAGGCGCGTGGCAAGCAGTCGCTACGGGTGCAACACGCACTCTAAAACAATTAGAATCAATTAAAGAAGAGTGCCCTACTTGTAAGCAATTTATTGATATTTCAGCAGAGTTAAAAATGGTGGCAGATTCCACTGCAGAGCACGCGGAAGCGGTAACTAACACTAACAGGTTAAAACCTTTGATAGAACAGATTAAAGAAAATAATACACAATTTTCTATAAATGAAAAAGCAAGGCAAGACTGGGAAACTTTATACCGCTCTGTAGATAATAGTCTACAATCGGCTCAAGTTGATCGCGGGAGTCTTGATAACGGAATTGTCGATCTACAGGGGAAACTTGAGGCGGCAAAGTTAGAAATTGCAAAAATATCGAAAGAGAATCAAGAAAGGACTCGTCAAAATACACGAATCCAAGTAATAGAAGAGCAGACAGGCGAGTTTGTAGAGCAACAAGAAGAGTACAAAAACAAACTAATAAAAAACCAAAGCCTGGAGTCAAATCTTGAAGTATTAAAGAAGTCATTTAGTACTAACGGGTTGTTGGCTTATAAAATAGAGAATCTTGTAGGCGAACTAGAAGAGATGGCAAATGAGTACTTAGCAGAGCTTTCAGACGGTCGTTTCACTCTCGAATTTGTAGTATCTAATGATAAACTAAATGTTGAGATTACTGATAATGGTAATATTGTAGACATCTTAGCTTTATCTTCGGGTGAATTAGCCCGTGTTAACACGGCTACTCTTATAGCTATTCGTAAGCTAATGAGTAGTATTTCGAAGTCTAAAATCAATATATTGTTTTTGGATGAAGTAACCAACGTTCTAGACGATCAAGGAAGGGAAAAGCTAGTAGAGGTTCTATTGAAAGAAGATTTGAACACTTACATAGTATCACATGGCTGGTCTCATCCATTACTTGAGAAGATAGAAGTCGTTAAGAATGGGAACATTAGTATACTGGAGTAATATGTTAGCAAATAGACGAAGAATATGGTGGAGCAAAACAATACAAGAAGAAGCTGAAGCGGAAGCTAAGAAGGAAAAAGAGGAAGAAGATGGTAGACTCAATAGCGATAGCCAAGTACCTGGTGAGGGACATACTGAGGAAAGCGACGGGATTGAAGTTTGAAAGAGTTAACCATTAAGAAAGGTGAATTTCTTGAGTTCATCAAGGAATCCAAGTCCTATACCGAGTCTTGGCCAGCTTGGAAGAAAGAATGTGTGCAGGCAGTATCTCGTCGTAGTAAGCCAGAACAAGTATCGGGGGATAAATCGTTTAAGTCTCACAAAAAGTTTGAATCAGAAGAAGCTGAAGCTAAGAAGGAAAAAGAGGAAGAAGATGGTAGACTCAAGAGCGAAGGGAGCGAGAGGCGAGTACCTAGTGAGGGACATGCTGAGGGAAGCGACGGGATTGAAGTTTGAAAGAGTACCGGCTTCTGGTGCTCTTGAATACCTAAAAGGGGACTTATACGTCCCTAACAACAGGAACTTTTATTGTATCGAAGTAAAAAATTATAAAGATTCTCCACTAACAGATAAAGTATTTACAGCACAGAAAACAAATAATCTAATAAGGTGGTGGAGAAAAGTAGTATTTCAAGCAACAGGGGGCGATCAAAAGCCCTTGTTGTTTTTTAAATATGATCGATCAAAAGTCTTTGTAGTAACAGAAAATAAACCGCTTAATACTATTGAGTATTTACATATAGCGTTTTTAAACTGTTACATATTATTAGCAGAGGTTTGGTTGGAGGTAGAGGAAGTGGAGTTTATAAGTGGCTTTTAATTTTAAAGAAAGAACAGAAGGGTCTAGTTGCAAGACATTAGTAGTTGATGCATTGAACCTAGCCTTTCGGTGGAAACACCAAAACAGAACAGATTTTAGAGATGATTATGTACAGACAGTAAAATCCCTAGCGCAGTCTTACAATTGTGGTAATATTATTATTACAGCAGATTGGGGCTCATCCTCTTATAGGAAAGCGATATTACCAGAGTACAAACAGAATCGAAAAGACAAGTATGCTACACAAACAGAGCAAGAAAAACAGGCATTTATAGACTTCTTCGACGAGTATGAAGGAACACTAGAGTTGTTAAGCGAAAGTTACACTGTACTAAGATACCAAGGTGTAGAGGCAGATGATCTTGCTGCCCACCTTGTTAAAGAAAAAGACAAGTACGGATTAGGTGAGATTTGGTTAGTTTCTAGTGATCGAGATTGGGACTTGCTAATACAAGAAGGCGTAAGCCGGTTTTCTTACGTTACTCGTAAAGAAGTAACAATAGATAATTGGAGTGAGCACTACAATGTAACTCCAGAAGAGTATATCTCTTTTAAGTGCTTAACTGGTGATAAAGGGGATAACGTTCCCGGTATCTCAGGTATAGGCCCGAAGAGAGCGGAGCAACTTATAGATCAGTATGGAGATGCAATGACTATATACGATAACATTCCTATAGCAGGAAATTATAAGTATATAACCGAATTAAATCTAAATGCGGAAGTATTATTAAAAAACTACGAGTTGATGGATTTAGTAACATATTGCGATGACGCAATAGGAAAGGATAACGTATCCGAAATAGGGAGGAAAATGATATAATGGATCAGTATCAAAGTTTTATCCATAAAAGTCGATATGCTCGTTGGCTGGATGTAGAAAATCGCAGGGAGACCTGGGAAGAAACTATCCAAAGATATATAGATTTTTGGAAAGAAAGAGAGCAGTTAAATGACGAAGAAGCCTTAGAAATATACGAAGCTATTCATAGTATGGATGTGATGCCTTCTATGCGTTGTATGATGACAGCAGGCGAAGCATTAAAAAGAGATAATGTAGCAGGTTTTAATTGTAGTTACCTACATATTGACCATCCTAGAGCTTTTGATGAGCTAATGTATGTTCTTATGTGTGGTACTGGGGTAGGTTTTAGTGTTGAACGTAATTTTATCGCTAAACTACCTGAAGTAGCGGAAACTTTTCATAAAACAAGTTCCACTATTGTAGTAAGTGATAGCAAGCTAGGATGGTCTAGTGCTTTTCGTGAGTTGATTGCTATGCTTTATGCCGGAAAAATACCTGAATGGGACATGGGTAGAGTACGTCCCGCAGGTTCTAGGCTTAAAACATTTGGTGGACGAGCAAGCGGTCCTGAGCCTTTAATAGACTTATTTAACTTTTGTGTAACTGTTTTTACTAAAGCAAGAGGCAGAAAGCTGACCAGTATTGAGTGTCATGATGTATGTTGTAAGATTGCAGATATTGTAGTAGTAGGTGGTGTACGCCGTTCTGCTTTGATTAGTCTTTCTAATTTATCAGATCAACGTATGTCAAAGGCTAAGTCTGGAGACTGGTGGAGAAACGAAGGCCAGCGCCGCTTAGCTAATAACTCAGTAGCTTATACTGAAAAACCAGATTTTGAAGCGTTCTTATCCGAAATGAAAAACCTTTACGAGTCTAAAGCAGGTGAAAGAGGTATTTTTAGTCGAGTAGCAACACAAAAAATTGCAGCTAGAAATGGGCGCAGAGATGCAATGCAAGACTTCGGGACAAATCCATGTTCTGAGATTATTCTTAGAAGTAATGAGTTTTGTAATCTATCAGAGGTAGTAGTACGAGCAGAAGATACTTTAGACTCGCTAAAACGTAAAGTACGACTTGCAACAATTATTGGCACACTTCAATCTACTCTTACTGATTTTAGGTATCTACGAGTACGTTGGAAACGTAATACTGAAGAAGAAGCTTTATTAGGCGTAAGTTTAACAGGTATAATGGATCATCCTGTATTGTGTGGTCAGGAGCCGGAATCTCTGTTCGATGATAGGAATATAGACCAGTGGTTAACGGAGATGCGAGATGTTGCAATTGAAACAAATAAAGAATGGGCTGAAAAACTTGGGGTTAAACAGTCTGTGGCTATTACATGCGTTAAGCCAAGCGGTACTGTTAGTCAGCTTGTTGATAGTGCTTCCGGCATCCATCCTCGTTTTTCTAAGCATTATGTTAGAAGAGTGCGTTCGGATAGAAAAGACCCATTGGCAATCTATATGGAAAAAGCGGGATTCCCCGTAGAAAAAGATGTAATGAACGATAGTACTGTAGTATTTAGTTTTCCTGTGAAAGCACCTAAAAATAGTATAACGGTGAACGAAGTAGGAGCGATGCAACAGCTAGCATTGTGGAAGACATATCAGAATAATTGGTGCGAACATAAACCTAGTATAACTGTATACTACACAGATAGTGAATATTTGCAAGTATGTCAGTGGATTTGGGACAATTTTGATATATGTAGTGGCATTAGTCTACTGCCTAGAAATGATCATGTATATCAGCAAGCACCTTACGAAGATATATCAGAAGAAAAATACGAAATGTTAAAGGCTTCTATGCCTTCTAATGTTAGGTGGGAAGACCTCTCTCAATTTGAGACAGAGGATAATACAACTGGATCACAAGAGCTTGCCTGTACTGGCGGCGGCTGTGACATATTATAAGGAAAAATATAATGGAAGAAGAAAAAAATACAGTAACTATTGATGATGAAGAGTACATTTTTGAGGACTTATCCGTACCGGTGCAGCATTGTATACGGCAGATTGAAGAAGTCAGAGTCTTAGCAGACAAAGCAGCTTTAGAAGCTCAAAGGTATACAATGATGATTATAGGGTATACATCTACTCTTAGGGAAGAAATGGAAAAAGTTACAGATACTACTGAATAGTAGTGTTTTGATGTATTAAAAGAGCCTTTGCAGGCTCTTTTTTTTTTCATAAAAAACGTTACCAAGGAACGCCATTCTCAGTTGTAGGAAACCAATCCATTTGAGCTTGAATTTGAGCTTCTACTTGGTTTTTATCTATTTGAGGGACGCCATTCTCACTTTGAGCAAAACACCAACCTAACACTATATCTTCTGTTAAGTTAGAGTACTCTACATAGTCTGGTGCGCTCAAATCGGGTGTAAAAGATGCTACGCCCCCTATTTGCCCTTGTTTATCCCCCTCTGCTTCACTACCTTGACATTCCCAAACTGCAGTAATAACGCCCCCGTCTAAGTCGTCTGGATGAATGTTTCGTTGTAATGTTTGAATTTTCCAAATAAAATTTGTCATGCTTTTTTCTCCTAAGTTTATAAAATCATTTGCTAATGATTGAGCCCAGTTTTATATAATAAAAGTGAGAAGTTAAAAAATACTTACTCTTAAAGTGCTGCTACAAGAGATTGGAAGTTTGCAAAGTCTGTACTTGCTGCTACTACTGCTTGAAGTGCTTCCTTAGTAAATATTGTTTCAGTTGTAGAACCAACTGTTGCTGTCCACTCGCCTGCCGTAGAAGTGTAATCTATAGACGCTAAGCTACTCGCAATATGTATGTGTCCCACAGTAGT